TGGGTGCCTAACAACTCTAACGCCGCTATTGCTGCGCGCGCCTTCGCCACCAAGGTTGACATGAAAGACTGGGCTAAAGACAACGGAGCGGACAACCCCACAGGCCCCAGCCAGGAGTTTGCTAACGCATACCTAAAATCTTGGGGGCATATGAACGACGCCTCAGTGCCACGGTCGGAGGCCATATCGCTATTCCACGAAGACTTTACTGAGGAGGTTGAATCCAACAAAGCGGGCCCCGCAGCGCAATACAAGGACTGGATCTTCAACCAGATCTTCGGCCCCGAAGGTTTTTACAATTCAGATTACCGCGCTGAGGATGCGGCCGCAGACTTTGCGGGCGCAGACTTCAGCTTTGCTATGCCCTCGTCCGCTCGTTCCGCGAGGATCGCTGGCGCCGCCAGGAACGCATCTCCAGCGGGGCTAGCTATGTCGCAGTCTTACGCACCCCCCACTACGGGGCTAGGCGCCGCCAGGAACGCATCTCCAGCGGGGCTAGCTATGTCGCAGTCTTACGCACCCCCCACTACGGGGCTAGGCTCTGCCAGAAGTAACCAGTACTACCAGGCGATGCAGGCCATAGACCCGCGCAGCTGGTCCGGTAACCAGGAGTCCGACTACCAAGACGGGCTAGCTAACAGCCGCCGGGCAGCCGCCGGGCAGCTCCCAAGGGACTCCACGCCGTTCATCCCCATCTTCTAATGGGTAGCACCAGAGACAAGTGGAGCAACAGCAGCCTGGCGGACTCGGCCTCTACATCGGCGCCCACACCGGCCCCGTCGAGCGGCAAGACCCTTAGCACCAGAGACAAGTGGAGCAACAGCAGCCTGGCGGCCTCGGCCGCTGCACCGGCCGCTGCACCGGCCCCGCCCCCGGTCGACCCGTACCGGGACAGCGCCTTTGCTAAGTTCACGGCCCAATCCAAAGACGGCAACGTCGACGTAGGCGCTATGAGCTCCGGCGAATACCGTGCCCTAGCGAACCAGCTATACACGGTGCGAGGCAACCCGGACGCTACCGACGACACAAAGGGACTGTTCAACTACGCTATCGACAATTACGGCGACCAGCTCCGGGAGCACATGGAATCCCTCCAGAAGGGGTTCCAAGACGAGAACTACGACGAAAGCTACAACGATAAGCCCTGGTGGTCTAAGCCCCTCGGCGCCGTAGGTGCGGTAGGGCGCTGGCTGGACTCTGGCTGGCAGGGCGCTGGCGCAGCGCTGACCGTGGCGGGCAACCAGGCCGACGGTACGCAGCGGTCCAACAACCCGTTCTCCAAGGACATGTGGTCCGGGGTAGGGCAGGGGGTTAAAGAGTTCGGTAGGGGCGCCGCCAATCTCGCTACCTTCAGCCAGATAGACGCATTAGATGTGCCCGATAGTATTTTGGCGCAGGGCGACCTTGATGGTGACGGCCGTATCTCTTTCATGGAAGGTACGTTTGAGCGAGAGCACGCCGAGTTTGGTAGATGGTACGGTTCGGGCGTGCTGGAGTGGACCGCTAACATGGCGGGCGAGATCGTTTTGGATCCGCTGAACGTCATCGGGGGCGCTGGTATGGCTAAGCAGGGGCTGGGGGTTATCCGTAGGCAAGCGGCGAAGGAGTCGATGGAAGCTGGCGGCGATGCCCTCGTTCGGCAAGTGGGCGATATCATCATCAAGATGGAGGCGAAAAGTAAGGCTGGCAGGACCGGGCTGTCTAACCTGTCCGAGGCCGAAGCGGTACTGATCCGTAGGCTCGCTGTTGACGGCTATGCGTCGTCGATGCTCTCTAAAGCTCCGGGGGTTCTGTCTAAGAAAGATGCGGCTACGCTGAGTAAGAACGCTAGGAAGGCCGCCGACGGCTCCTATAGAGCTAAGGAACGGGTCCTCAAGCTAGAGAAGAAGCAAGCAAAGCTCGCCGACGAGGCCGCAGCTCTGGCCGACGAGACGACGGAGGCTGGGGCTAAGCTCGCAGCGAGGGCATCTAGGAAGGGTTTCAACGCAGCAGATGATGCCTTCCGGGGGGCCCGTCCGGGCGTCCACGTTAAGGGCCGCACCGTTCTCGGTGTAGCCGACGGCACCATCCCTAAGATGGTAAACCAGGTGCCTGTCCTCAAGTCGATCGTTCCTCATCTGTCGCCTCGGTGGAAGACCGGTAAGCTGTTGTCTCGTTCGGAGCGGGCGGGGGTGCACTCTGCTGCGCAGATGCCCGCTGGTAGGGCTGCCCGTCTCGTTAAGGAGTGGACGGCCCGCCTGGTCGACTCGCCAGCTAAGAACAGCCTTGACGAGATGGTTGGCCCTGACGTTGTCAGTGATGCTATCAGAAGGTCTATATCTGAGAAGCCTGCTAAGATTCGTCCGGCTACGTACAAAACCAGGGAAGGTGTTGAGAAGAGCCGCCCTAAGATCAAGGGGACCGATAAAATAAAGGACGTAGATTACTCTAAGTCTATTCGTGAGCTGCTGGAGGAAAGTGACGAGTTTGCAGTCAAGTACAGTGCCATGTCCCCGGAGGGGAAGGCGGGGATAGACTCAGCTATCAACGAGGTAACGCAGTCTATGGGCGATGTCCTAGCCTACGTGAACAGTATCATCCCGGAGTCCGTCCGTCTGTCTAGTAAGCTCCCCGATAACTACGGTCCTCGTATCCTGAACCCTGACTTCCAGTCGATGGTAGATGACCTGCTAGAGAGGGGTGTGCTGCTGGAGGGCGACAAGACTGTCCAGGGGGCCTTCGAGTCTCTGGCCGGTACCGGCGGTAAGCTCGGTAAGCTGACTGCTAGCCGCGCTGGCGACGCCACCGACCCGAACCTGTTCAGGAGGACGTTCATGCCGGAGGAGCAGAATGTTGTCAAGGTCAACGACGCTAGCGAAGATCTGATCCGTAGCGCCGTCGCCAAGTTTAACGAAACGGCAACCACTAAGATAGATATTGAGGACGTGCCTCGCATGTTCGAGGAGAACCCTATGACGGCGTGGGCGGTCCGGTCACGTAACGCCACTACAGCTAACATCCAGAACGACTTCGTTGTTGGCTTGGCTAAAGTAGCGGACCGGCAGGGGGACTTCATCTTTGGGGTTGGCAAGAAGCCACAGAACACCGGCGACACTAAGTACGTGCAGTTGGACGACGACTACTTTGGTCGGAAAACTTGGGCGGCCGAGGATATCGTCCCCGAGATTGATTCGTTCCGCGCTATCCTAGAGGACCCTAACTCCCTCCAGAAGTTTGTGCGGAGCACCAACGATGCGTGGGCCCGTTGGGCTACGTTCTCCCCTGGGTTCGTGACTCGTAACTTCGCAGGTAACAAGATGTTCATGTACATGGGCGGTATGCGGTCGGCGGCGCCCCTTATCAAAGCTGTCAAGTACAACAAGGCATACAAGGAGTCGTTGGCGTACGTCCATGCTAACGGCGTCAGTATGGAAGCTGCGGCTAAGGCGGTGGCCCCTGACGACCCCAACTTCTTTGCGTGGATGTCGGGAGCTATCGACCACGGCATAACTAAAGGTTACGTTGAGGATGCGTTCTCTAGGAACGGCAAAGCTGCCGTCAATGTCTCCGACCCCGCTCTCATTCGGGACGCTAACGGGTTCCTACCGGCGTTTGGCCGTGAACTTAAGGCCGACGGTAGCAAGTACCGACCCAACCTGCTGCGGGGTAGCGCGACCACAGCTAACCCCACTAGGATATCTAAATGGGCGGGCAGTAAGCTGGAGGAAACTGATCGCCTCGCACTGTTCATCGACCAGATGCAGAAGGGCAACACTATTCAGGGTGCCGCAGAGCATACCCGCAAGTACATGTTGGACTACGGTGACTTGACCGACGCCGAGCAGGCGTTCAAAGGTTCCGTGTCCCGCTTCTACACGTTCATGCGTAAGAACACTTCGTTGCAGGTAGAGTACATGCTGGCTAGCCCGGGCAAAGCTAACACGCTACAGAAGATTCAGTCCGATGCTGGCGAGCAGATGGCTTCGTGGTTCACGAACGAAGGCGAAGACGGGGCCCTTGGGTGGGCCCCTCCGTGGGTTCAGGCTGCTGGGATGTCGGCTCTGGTCGGCGGAGGGTTCGCTGGGCTGGACTCGCCTCTGGCCGCTGCGACCCGCACCGCCGAGTCGGTGGCTGGGCTCGCTGCCTTGCCGTTGACGGTCGCCGGTTTGGAGGACGACGTCATACCTGAGGGTCTCCGTAACGCACTGTTCTACGGCGATACTTCCGACAAGTGGAAGCGTGCGGCTAGCTTGTTCTCGGGTATCCTGCCCGCATCTATGGAGCTGGTCTCCGAAGGTCAGACGGGGGTCGAGGCGTTCACTGGGCGGTCCGTAGATAAGTCGCTTCAGAGCGAGGGCACTAGGATCCTCGGCAACCTGAACCCTGGTGTTGACCGGGTGTGGAGGCTCCTTGAGGACTTCGGGCAGCTCGACAAGGTGCCGGGCCTCTTGAAGAACGAGGGGTTTATTGAGGAGACACGGGCGTTCGCTCAAGAGAAGTACGACAAGTCTATGGCCGATGAGGTCGAGCGGGCGCAGGCTAACGACCGTGACCCTGACTTCTCTGCTGCGGAGGCTATGGGTGACGGCGAAGCTGCGGTGGAGGAGCTACTTACCAGGGGATCTGTGGGGGATCTGTCCTCTATGGCGCTGAACTGGATGATGGGTGTCAACTACTACGCTCCTGAGAAGGCTGAGCGCAACGGGTATTGGACGCTGCGCAACGACCTGCAAGCTATCATGGACGCTCCGGGCTCCCCGTCTATGACGGAGCTTATCGCAGCCGGTGAGCTTCAGGCTAAGCAAGTGGTGGCGCAAACTATGACGTACTCGTCGGGCGCTTCTAGGATTGAGGAACTGATAGCCTTCATAGGTAAGGACGAGGCGCGGGCCCTGGGGCTCACCATCCCCGAGTTTGCTGCGGATAACCTGGACAGCCTGGAGGCTATCGCTGCTGAAGATCTGGTCCACCAGAAGGTGGATGCGTACGAGGGTATCCTGGCATTGCACGGGCAGGACCGTCCTATCAACGCAGAGGAGTTTGCGAAAATAGCTCTGGGGTCGGCGTTCCAGTCTAGCAACGTGGACATAGAATCGGCAGGCTATGAGCCTGGCCGTGAGGCTAACTTCTGGGACACCGAGGATGGTATCATGGATAGCCCCTCGGGGGGAATGACCGTGGAAGATACCCTGGCCCGTATGGAAGTTATAGCCGGGTGGCGAGGGTTCACGATGGAGGAGCTCTACGGGAAGCGCCTCACTGACATAGAGCGGGCTATAGCCGACGGGAAGACAGCGGTCAACCCTAGGACCAAGGACGAGGTCGTCGGCTGGTGGGGCGAGAACAACCTCAACCGGATAGAGACCGAGAACTTTCACGGCATTGACGCCGTGAACATGGAACGTGACGGGACGTACACGGAACGGCAGCAGCAGCAGGATCAGACAGCGTACTGGCAGTTGAGTAGTGAGTACACTCTCATGTACCAGTTGAAGTACGGCAAGACCCCTACGCCTGACCAGATCAGCCAGTACATCTTCGCTGTGAAGGCAACGAAGGGGGACCAGGAGCTGGTGTACGGCGAGGGCGACAGCCGGGTGCGGAACACGGTCCCTAACGCCGTAGATATTCAGAGCGTTGCCGGTCAGCGGGAGGACGCCCGGAAGGAATTTTCTCTGACTAACCGGAAGAACCCTCTGCCGTTCGTTGGTAATCCGGCTCTGGCCCCGGACCCCCGCAAGATTAACCGGTTCGCTAAATAGAAATGCCCCGGCCGTTTGGCCGGGGCGCTTTCTGTTAGGTGCAGGACTCGCAGGACTCTGGGTTCTCCAGGTCTATCGAGCAGACGATCTCGTCGTCGTCATCGAAGGGGTTGTATTCATACTCGTTTCGACGGCGAGCTTTCTGCTTTGCGGTCACGGTAGTAGCTTCCGCAGTCGTTGCATTGGTGTTGGACATATTTGATACCACTTTTCATTGTTCGGTTGCCACGTCGCTGTGAGTCTAGACTACCACATACTGGGCAGCCTTCGCCACCGGTGTGCGGGTGGCCGTTGATCCAGGGCAGGAGGCGCTTGTACACGTCCCGTTGTAGGATGACGTCTTGCTTGTTGTACTTCTTCATTAGCTTCCAGGCTTTGGGGTCGCCGTTGACGCAGTCGAGCCAGAGCTGGAGGCCGGTGTGTTTGAGTTTGCCGCCTACCCCGAGGTATTGCCCAAGGTAGTCGAGTGAATTCTTAGTGAAAGCGAAACGTTGTCGGGCCACCTTAAGGGTATCCACGGTGAGGTAGGGTGAAGGAGGACCGTATCCTGATCGTACCAGTCGGGCGTTGATCTTCTTGAGGTCGAACTTGTCACTGTTGTGTCCTATTACTAGTTCGGCTTCGTCCAGTAGGTTCCAGATCTTTCCGAGGATGGTGGCTTCGACGGCGTTGCGATGCTCGAAGAACTTGGCGGATGTCTTGTCGTCGGGGTATACGAGTTGGGGTTTGCCGTCGTCCCATGCGTAGGACATTCCGAGTATCACCCATTCGTTCTCGATGCGTAGGGCGTTCTGTTCCCAGACTCCCCAGGTCTTGATGTCCATGGGGGATGTTTCGATGTCAAGGTATAGTGTCTTCATAGGCTAACCCTCTGGTACGTGTCGGGGGAGTAGTTGCTCAAGCTCCTCAATGCGTCGGGTGTTACTTACGGTACGCTCGTGTATGCCGGTGACGTGTTGGCTGATGCCGTACAGGGTAATGGATAGCCATGACATCCACGGAATCAACATAGCCCCAATAGCTACACCAACAACGTCTACTACAGACATTACTCGATGCTTCCGTAAAGAGCGGCGATACGGGCCTTTAGGGCTTTGATCGGGGCCCGCAGTGCTTTGATCTTAGAGCGCAGTGCTTTAATTTCTGCTAGGGCCGCTTCTTCCGTAGGTTCTTTAAGTGCCAGCGCAGAGCGTATAGCAGGAAGCTTTGCGTAAAGGTTCTTACCGGGGCAGCTTGTACCATAGGGCTTGTCCTTGTGTCCTTTGATAGTCGGGTTGGGGGTGATGTGCCCGTTCTTGACGCCTCGCTTGATCCAACCTACGATAGCGTCTACCATTGCGTCGGTTGGGTACTGTTTCTCGAAGTTGCCGATGGCGCAGATGGACAGGGATTCCCGGTCGTCTGGGCTGCCGGTGGCTCCGCCTTGGCGTTTCCAGCCGCGGCCTGCGAGGATTGAGCCTGATTGGCCGACACCGAAGTTGTATGCGATGTCGGTCCAGCCTCGGGTGTCCATGTGGTAGCGTTGGTAGCTGTGCCAGATGGCTTCTTCGTTGTCGGGGATGCCGTTGCCGTCTGCGTCTTGCAGGTCTAGGGGGGCCATTGTGGCTCCGTGGTGGATGAAGATGGTGGACACGGGGTAGACGGGGAGGGCGTAGGCCCTTTTTGCTGCCCTTGCGTCCCATACTTTGCGCCAGAATATCATATTGTTAGTTTACCATACTTTCTTTGTTGATTAGCCAGCCTCGGACTTGTGCGCCGTCGACTCTTGTCCTTACTTCTTCAGCGTGGTATTCCTCTATGAGGAGGTCTCGTAGCGCTGATCTCTTGGATACGGATAGGTCTACGCCTACCATGCGGTCGGCTGTGTCGAGGAATGGTTGCAGCCGGATGATGATGTCGTGTTCCGGTGTGTACACTGCCCCTTCGCAGCTGTCGTCGTCGACCATTGAGCGGATGGCTCCGCCTAGGTCGTCGTTGTTGTTCATGCTTCTTAGGTCGCTTACTAGGCCGGTGAGGTCTAGGTTGGGCATGTGGTAGTTGGGGTTCTGGGCTCGCACCCAGTTAGCTAGGAGGTTGTGCCCGTAGGTGAGTAGCCCCATAGTCTGGTTCTGCCGGTTCTCCACGTTTTTGTGGGTAGTAGGCCGGGGATCTAGTATATCGCCCCTTAGGATGGCTCCTGCGGCGTCTGAGGCCATCCAGGTCATGATGTCCCTACCCACTGCGGGGATCGCCTTCGGGATAGCCCGCCCCTGTTCCGTAATCTTACGCATCTCAGCCTTAGTGAAACGCAGGAACAAGCACCGCTGCACCAGCGCAGGGTCAGACAACTGATCCTCGCCCGACACTACCAGCGGGGCCGTGTAGTGGCTAGTGATAATCTCCATAGGGTTACCGCCGCCACCGCTCGTGGACGCTTCACCGTTCCACGCCCCCCGCAAGATAGCCTGCACCTCGGACTGCGTCTCCTTACCGGTCCGGCTCGGGGACGCACGGTACTCGTCTATCCAGAGAGGCCACACGTTAGACGCCGTGGCCGCCGACCGGATAGCGTGCTTAGTAGACCCACTAATAGAGCCCTCCAAGTTACCACCGAAGAACGTGTTCATCACATACTGCGTGGTCTCCGTCTTACCGGTACCCCGCACACCAAATATCATCATAAACGGGAACCGCACCTGATGCCCACGAGTGAACGCCGCCATACACCAAGAGAGCATAGGTGACATGATCTGCGGGGAGTACAAGCTCATCATCGTATCGACAGCCGCCCCCCGGTCCACCTCTCCCGCAGGCAACTGGATATTCAGGTGCGTGTCCGCCGCCGGAGGCACGTATGTGATGTTGGCGGGACCGATCTTGTTGCCCTTCCACACGAACGTCCCCTCGTGCAGGCCCATAACCTTCACGGCCTTGCCCCGAGGCAGCCACAGCTCCTCCGACTGCAGCAGCGCCGCCAGATGCTGGGACGTCCCAGCTCCTCCCGTCCACGAGCCGCCGTTAGCTGTCGCCCATCGGGCTAAGCTGCTAGGGGACAGCAGCGCAGCCGACGGGAGCACAGCGTCCCGCCCATCGGGCTGCAACACTCCCTCGTAGTACGTCTGCTCCTCGTCGCTAAGGACCCGCTTAACATCGAAGCCCCAGTTAGAGAAGGACTCGAAGGTAGTCTCGTCCTTGCGGTAGATGACCTTACCGAAGACCCCGCCCTTTCGGGCTATTCGTCCCTCGTCGGGAGCAGGGCGCGGAGCCCGCTTATCATTGAGGCACGCCAGGAATTCCTTACCGGTGAGATCACAGACGTCCTTGCCCTCAGGCATAGCAACGATATGTACACCTCCGCCGTTCTCGATACACCACGACGCCCAACGAGCCATACCGTCCCGCCCGGCCGAATCCGAGTCGAAGGCCAGGATGAGGTCCCGCCCCTTGACCTGCTCCCCAATGGTTTCAGGGCGAACGCCCGCACCGGGAACGGCAAGCACCAGGTACCCGTCTCCGAGGGTGCGCTGCGCAGCCCATGCGTCAGTCTCCCCCTCAACAAGCACGATAGGTTGTTCATTAAGCCTCCAGATGCCATACAAGGAGGCTTTGCTCCCCGAATCATTGCGCCCGTCTGGCAGGCTCTTGTTATTAACAAGTGTACCATGAGAATCGTAGTACGGGGCAATGAGGCGGTCCTCCCAGCACGACACCCGCCACTCGTCCACCAAGTACCGGGGCGTAACCTTGTCCATGCCCGGCTTGTACTCCGCCGTGTAGCCGACCTCGTCCAACTGCCACAGCGCAAAGAACCTGTTCTCCCACAGCTTGTTCACGTCCTCGTAGGACGCACCGGTCTTAGCGGTAGCGGTCTCCACGTTGAACTGCTGCCGGGGCGCCAACGACGGGGGCTCCCAGCCAGCGGGCATACCAGCAATGAGTTTCCACGCCAGCTCCGCCTCGTTGCCGTCAGGGTAGAAGCGCTTCAGCAGATCGAGCACATCGTTAGTGCCGCCCTCAGTGAAGTCGCCCCACCTCCAACCCTTGTCCTCGTCGTACCACACATCGAAAGAAGGGTTGCTGTCTTGGCGGAAGGGGCTAAAGTACTTGATGGTCCCAGCTTCCTCAGTCTGGGGGTCATGGCCCTCTTGCTCCATGACATAGGGGATAGGTAGACTGTTCTTAATTCTTTGGTAATCATTCTGCATAGAGCCGGGTGTCGGGATCGAACCGACGACATCCTCTTTACAAGAGAGGTGCTCTACCAACTGAGCTAACCCGGCGGTAACCTTAGAAGTCTAGATCGACATCTCCCCCGGCGGCAGGCGCCACCTGCACCACCGCTCCCCCAGCCTGAGCAGCCTCGAAGAAGTTGTCGGTCCAGATCTTAGCAGGGTCGTTCCGGTCAGGACGGTAGCCCGCCGTCACCGACACAGGGGTAGTCCCCGACGCAGTGAGCACGGCCGTAGCACGGTCGACGTCCTCGCCCTCGACCGACAACAGCACCTCCAAGGTGATACCCAGCAGACCCAGCGTGTGGAAGTGCTTAGCGTTGAAGCCAGCCGCCCCCTCCTTCGTGGAGATGTACCAGTTCTCCCAGAAGACACGGTTCACGTTGTCCGGCCCATCCATCACCCGGAACATGGCGCTGTACGAGAGAGTACCAGCGTTGCTGAACCCCGTCGTCACCTTCTCCGCCTGCACAAGGTACTGGGCTCCGTCGGTCAGTTCAATCTTGCCGGACGGCGCAGCGTCAACGTCCACGCCAGCTTCTTGGGCAGTGTTATAAAGGTCTTGAAGGTTCATTGGCTATCCTCAGGGTTGTTAAGGCCGAGCTGTTCGGCCAGTTCTTCTGTCATAATAATGGGCATAATAGCTAGTTCGTCTGTACCATCTACCGACGGGACCAGCAGCAGGAACTCTACGGTAGCAACTACCTCGTCGGTCACCAGGTTCTCGTTGACCCCGACATTGATGTTTGCCCCGATACACATGGCTGGGGCCATGACCGTTGCGTTATCCAGCAGACTTCCTATGTCAGCTTCCTCAATAGGAATTACGTCTTCTTCGCTCACTTGGTTTCTTTCGGGTTGACGGTAAGTATCATGCGCTTAATGTCCGGGTTAATAATGTCGGTGCCGTGCTCAACTTTGAGGTTATGCAGGCGGCACTTGGCTACGGCTAGCGGCGTAGGGGTAATAGCCAGCACCCGAACCTCGTTCTGGTTCTGGTCCTTTGCTTCGGTCAGGTAGCCTACGACGTCATAGAAACCGGTGACTACCTTTCGGATGCCGCCCTCAAGGAGCGGCTTGGCGGGGATGACTTCGTCGTTGGTGCCCGAGACTAGGACCACGTTGACTCGCTTGGCAGCGGTCGGGCGGGTCAGGTCTCGAAGCTCCCGAAGAAACTCTCCCATGTTGTTGAGTAGTCGGCCCCAGGCTTGCATCTCGAACGTAGCGTTCGGGTTGTACTTGCTGCCGGGGGTAGCGACGGCCCGCTTGAGTAGGGTTTGCATCTCGTGGAGGGAGTCAACGATGACGCTCTCGAAGGGATGATCGCCGGAGGCTAGGATGCCCCGGACAGTTTCAACCGCTGCCCAGTCCTGCACGTCCACGATTACGGACGTGTCCTTTGTCCATGCTTTGTCTACGGGGGTGTTCGGGTCCCAGACGACTAGGTCGCCGGGGGTGTCGTAGAACCCGCCTTCGGTGTCGAGCACGAGGCGGGGGCCGGGGGCGGTGGCTGCGAGCCAGGACTTACCTGATCCCCACCAGCCGTGGATGAGTAGTGATATGCGACGGTAGTCGCGGGGTGCTGTCATAGGGTGCTGCCCTTTATGTATTCTGTCTCTAGGACAGAGGCGAAGTCTTCGCCAGTGCTCAGCATACCACACACCTCGGAGAAGCTGCAGACGAAGCTGCAGTCGTTCCTGCCGTGGGCGTGGACGCTGGGGCTCTCAACCCCTTGGTTCTCTTGCGCCTCAGCTACGATGTCGTCGTAGTTGACCGCCAGAATATTTAGTTGCGCCTCGAACATGTCGATGGCGTGGTCGTTCGTGGGCTGCCAGGTCCGGTTAACGAACGGGGGCTTGGCCCGCCCGGTGCGCTTGTTGCGCTTGATCTGGTTATGCTCGATAGCTACGATGTTCTCGACACCCGACCGGCGAGCCAGCGAAGCGTAGGTCATGAGTTGGAAGTCGACCGGGCTGGTTTGGAAGAACTGCCCTACGGTCTTGTGGTCCTGCACGACGTGCCCTTGCCGCAGCTCGTCGTAGTAGATGCGGTCGAGCATGCCGGTGATCTCGACGCCTCCGTACGTCCCGTACAGCCGGTTCTCTACCGATACCGTGGTGCTCCCAATGTCGAGCCCTTCCTGTTCTACCTCGTTCACGTAGGTTGTGTACATGGCCTGGGCCATGACCTGGTCGTCGACGAATAGCTTCTCGTAAATGTCGGTGTCAACCTCGGACATGAGGTCGCCGCCGTAGTACTCGGCGAGCCATGCGTGCACCACTGTGCCGACCCAGGCTGACGTCATGTTGCGGTCAGCGGTGTCCCAGCCTTCGATGGTAGACAGGTAGGTGCGCCTCGGGCATCTCTGCCAGCTCGCTAGTGTGCTTACTCTCATGCTTGCCCCTTCTGCCGGGCCTCGGCCCGGGCGTAGCAGTAGCTGCGCCATGCCTCCCGGCATTCGTCGCAGGTTCGTATGCCCCGGTACACCTCTTGCTTGTACCCTTGCCAGGTGCCGTGCTTGATGGCTGCCATTACAGGTCTCCTCTTATCGCTGCGATGAACCACTCCGGGTCCCGTACTAGACTTTGCAACTGGTCTTCCTTCTCTACGGTAGCTTGGTGGACGGCCACATCGACCGTGCCCTCGGTGATGAGGGTGATGATCTCGGTGCCCCGGTCCTGTCCGATACGGTGGATGCGGTCATGGGCCTGCTTGTTGGCGACGTTCGACCAGGACTCCTGGACGACGACCATGCGGCTGGCTGCCGTGAGCGTGATGCCCTCGGCACCGGCCCCCGTCGTGGCCAACATCACGTCGAGGTCGCCCGCCTGGAACATGTCGACGAACCCTTGGCGGGCCCTCGCAGGGATAGCTCCCGTGATCATGCCGATGCGTAGGTCCTCGGGGAGCTCCGCCTCGATCAGTTCCATCAACTTACGGGACTCCCCGTACACGACGAGCGGGCCGTCGGACTCGGCGATGATGTCCTTGACCTCTGCCAGCTTGTTGCTGGGGGTGTCTAGCGAGAGGACGTTGCCGTCGTCGTCGACCACGGGCGTAGCCGAGGCGGCGTACCGGAGCCGACCGAGCAGGGTCAACGGGTCGGTAGCCACCAGGATACCGCCGTGGACCTCGGCCATCATGTCAGAGACGAGCTGGTTGTAGACGGTGCGCTGCTTCCCGGAGATAGGTACGAGCCTGTTCGTCAGGATCTTCTCTGGCAGGTCGGGCAGGACCTCACCCTTGGTGCGACGGATAACCATCGGCTTAAGGATCACGTCTAGCTGCCGCCTCGGGGCCCCTTCCCGGAGCCCGAGGTTCTCCAGCCCGCCGTGGTAGCCGGGCACCACATGGCACCACATGTCCCGGAACCTAGCCCTTGCGTTCTGCTCCTCGGGAATAAGGAAATGCAGGATAGACCACAGGTCGTCAGGGTTGTTAACAACGGGAGTTCCGGTGAGCGCTACCCGGTACTCGGCGTCACGAGACACGCCCCACACTGCCCGCGTGCTGTGAGCCTTCGGAGACTTGATGCGGTGAGCCTCGTCCACCACGACGGCTTGCCATTGGATGTCATTGAGGTCCTTCTCTGCTTTCTGCTCGTCGGTCAACACGGTGTTGCCGAACGACGCCTGCTTCGTGTGCTTCACGAGCGACTCGTAGTTGATGATGGCGACCAGGTTCTCTTGCCCCGCCATCTCAGCGATCAGCTTCTTGCGCTGGGCGGCCGTGCCCTCGACCACGACAGGGGTAGCGTCGGTCCACTGCTCGACCTCCTTCGCCCAGTTGTGCTTCAGGCTGTTGGGGCACACCACGAGCAGCGGGTAGGCGTCGACCTGATCGATAGCGACCAGGGTCTGCACCGTCTTACCGGTACCCATCTCGTCAGCGAGCAGGACCCGCTTGCCCGCAGCGATGAACCGCACGCCCGCCGCCTGGAAAGGGTACAGGAAGTCCCGGCCTTCGATCGGGTCAGTGGCGTCCCGCCGGGCGGCCTGACGGTCCGCCCACTGGGCCAGCTCGCCGAACCTGGCGACGGCGCCGTCAGTGTACTGTGCTCCGGGGAAGTCTCCGAGGCACGCCAGTGCGGTCAGCCCGAACGGCACCGTCCACACGTCCCGGGCTTTGTTGTAGCGGCAGCCGGGGATGAGCTTCAGCGACACGGTGTCCCGGTGCCCGGCGGCTACCGTAACCACCTGCCCTATCACGTCTACGGTGATCATGTGAGGAGGGCTTTCGCTAGTTGGGGGACGAGTACTTCTCGAACAGCGGGCTTCTGGGTAATCAAGTATACCATAAGGTGCCGGGCTGCGTCGTTGGCGTGACCGTCGAGGGACGGATTAAACCAGCCGAGCGCCTTCAACTTGTCGTCAGTAGAGAAGCTCTTGGCTTGCGCCGGGGTCTGGATCTTGAGCGGGAAGTCCCGCCGCTGGCTCTCGATGACCAGCCAGCCGTTGATGTCGAGGGCGTCGAGCGACAGCGCCGTCTTCAGGGTCCGCTCAGAGATCGTAAACTTCTCGGTCACCACCTCGATGTCGCCGTGCAGCTGGTGCCACACGTTGTCAACGAACCGGATGGTGGACTGCACATCGTGTTCGTAGGTACGGAACTGGCTAGAGCCGTCGTACACGGCGATGCCGGAGATCTTTCCGGGATCTATTGCTATTATCATAACTACCTCGTCGTCTTTAGAAGGGGATGGAACGGAGCCTTACAGCTCCGGCAGTACGTCAGCTTAGGCGGACCCATAGGGCCTTGCCTCGTAGGTGTGGGCTTCTCGCAGTAAGGGCAATCCGTGGACCTCACGAATACTTACTGCCCCACGAGTCGTACGGGCCCTCGGCCTCGGCAGGGATAGGTATGCTGTACCAGTCCGTGTTAGTCATAATCTCTTCACACTCCTTAGATAGCTTAGCGCCCTCACCCTTCGGAAAGGAGAACGTCAACTCGTCGTGCACCGGCAACATGATATAGTCAGCGAGCCCCGCCTTATCCAGACGGCACGTCGCCTCCTTCAACACGTCCGCCCCGGAGCCCTGGATCTTATAGTTCGTCAGCGCATATAGCTGGTCGGGGTAGGCCACAGCGGTCCGGCCCCCGATAGTAGTCACCGCTGCTTCCTGCTTGTTACGCACCATTGCGAGACCTTCCTGCTCCAGCTTATCCTTAAATCGGCGGATACCAGGGAACCCTTTATCGTACAAAGACAAGAACTTCTTGACGGCATTCATGCTTAAGCCGGTAGCGGATGCGAGCTTCTTATTGCCCGCACCGTACACCATAGCAAAGTTAAAGGTCTTAGCCTGCACCCGGGTGACCCCCAACTGGTCCGCCACCAACTGATGAGGGTCACCCTTGCCGCCCGCAAACTCAGCCAGCCAGGCGTCGTCGCCCGACTCGGCCGCCAGAATCCGGTACTCCTGCCCGCTATAGTCTATAGCGTACAGGTCGCAGCCGTCCTCCGGCAGGATAGCGTTACGAATAGCCGGGTCCCTCGACGGCAGCGTCTGCAGCGGCGGCCCCGTGATAGACGACCGGCCCGTCTTCGCCCCGAGCGTCCGCACGCTCGGATGTACCCGCCCGTCGGACTGCATGAAAGGAGACAAGTAAGTCGAGCACCACTTGATCTTTCGCTTATAAGAAACCAAAGCCGTTGCCACTTCAGCGAACATACCGCCCCGGCTTTCCAACTCTTTAAGGACTAAAGAATCTAGCTGCGCTTGCCCTGTCTCCGTAAGGAGGTCAGGTTCCCATCCGATCTTACGCAGCGCCTGCTCCACCTGCTGGTTAGAGCTAGGGTTCTCGATGCCCTGCGAGTTGAGCCACAGCGCCGTATCCTCGGACTCTAGAGTCCAATCCATAAGCAGGTTCCGGCTGTACTCCGTGTCGATGCGTACGCCCCGGGTTTCTGCTGCGTACATGATAGCCGTGTATGCCATCTCTCTATCGTAGGCATTGTGCGGCAGGTCGGCATCGTGGTACAGCTCCTCAAACAAGCGGGCCGTAAGAATCGTATCAACTATACCATAACCCCAATAGAGGGGGTGGTCGACCGGCATCAACCACCACTTAACATTAGCTTTCTTAGCGGCCTGCTTCAAGAAGTAGTCGCCGTCGCCCGCCCACGTACCAAACATCTTAGTCGAGATGGTCTTCAGGGCGTGACTGTCGCTCGGGTGCAGCAGGTGATGCAGCACCATAGTGTCCTGGACCTGCTCCCAGTGCGGCACGGGGAACCCGTCGCCTTCGAGAGCGTGCATGTCGAACTTCGAGTTATGCATCGGGACCGACACGCCCGACTGGCGTACCTGTTCGAGAGCCCACGTGATCAGGCGAGGGTGCCACTCGATCGGGATAGCCCAGCCGCTAGTGGTATTGCCGAACTGAACGAGGCGGGTGAACGATGGTGTCCACCACTCTAGCCCGGTAGTCTCAGTGTCGATCGCTATGGGGGTCCGCTCGTTCAGGTTGGCGGTCAACCAGACGGCGAACGCCTCAACCGAGGCGGGATCGTCGACGATGTCTAGCGATAGGTGCTCTGAAGGGGTCATATCTCTCCGGGGGAAGTCGAAATAGGTGGGCGCTCAGGATAGCCCAGAAGATTACGGTGGGCCATCGGCGTCGAGGGTCGAGCACTGCTCGGTAGTAGGCTGTCGAGAGGGTCTCTCGGCGGGTGATCACCGCCCACGCATCGTAGGCTACCACGTAGAGCACCAGACCGAGCCAAGCCTTGTCGCCTTCAGTCATCGGGGGGTCTCCTCGGGGGATGGAGGGGCTGCTAGGCTGCGACCTTGCTGGCCACAGCTGTCTTGAGCACGGACACCGCCGCCGCAATAGCTGCGACCGCCGCTGTCCGCACTGTCGTGACATCGGCCACCACGAACACTGCTAGGAAGGCTTGCGCCGCCGTCCACGCTGCTCGTGTTGCGATGTCTACCATTGTGTTTGTCATATATCTTCTCCGGGTTCGTCAAGTTCCAGTATAACAGATTCGGGGCGTCTACGGTCCTGCAACTTGCGTTGTAGCTCCAACAGCTCAGCGGCGCTATCGCCCGAGATCAAGATGTTAGTCGTCGACTCGATCAGAGGCTGATCCTTCTTAGCGTCCCGCCCGAACGTCTTCTCCAACAGCTCGCTCGCCCGCAACCGGTCCTTGATAGGCATCTCCTCATCGTTCATCACCTTAAACCAGAACTTGTGAGCCGTCTCAATCTTCGCCGCCTCGGCATCCTGAATCTCCAAGAGAAACTCGGGGAACGACTGGCAGTACCGCCACACCGTCGAAGGGTTAACCCCTATCAGGCGGGCCGCCTCGTCCCGCCCGTGCTTCTCCCGCAGCTTCGAGAGATACAGCTCCCGGGTCGCTGCGTCGTCCAACAACTTGATCTTACGCTTGTCCATTGAAGTTGAAGTCCTCTCTAGCCTTAGCATAGTTCAGGGTGACCATCGCTAGCATGTTCCACGCTACCGCTGCTGCGTGCAACGTGCCGGTCTCGCCGTCCACGTGCTCGCCCTGCACCAGCGCCGCCAGGTGGCGGCAAGCCGAATCAAGATACTCCTGATCCGGCTTGCCACCGAGCAGCCAGTTAGGCACACCGTCCACGTCCGGGTATTTCTCCCGGCCGGCGGAGCAGTGAGCGGCAAGGGCATTCAACCCGTCCTTGAAGTGAAAGAGCTGGGACA